TCAGTAGTTGTATTCCCATCTGCATCAGTAGTTTGAGTTATATCAACATCTACTCCGTCCATTAAATCATCTATCTGACTATTTATTTCTGCTAATTTCCTTTTACCTGCTCGTGTTGTATTTCCTGCAAGAGCATCTTTTCTTTTTTCTAATTCTACTAATTTTACTATAACAGCATCATCAGTTACACCAGCTTCTTTAAGTTGTTTAATTATACCAGCATCTTGCTTAACATCTTTTTTACGTTGTTCAGCAATCGCTTTTAATTCAGGATCATTTTCTATTTCTAATGTTGCTCCCGCTAAATCTTCTGGAGATGCTTCTCTAATAAATTTAGCCATTTCTGGCCCACTTACTTGTGCTACTTCGCCTCCATTTTGTGGATTAATATAATATTTAGGAGCCTTATATAAACCATAACCTACTGTAAGAGGAGCTGTTGCGGTTCCCGCTATTCCTTCAAATCCTATCTCAGCAATATCCATTTCTTGACCTGCTACTAATCTACCAGCAACTTCTCCTACCGAACCACCTCCTGCCTCAATAGCACCACCAGCTGTAGCTGCTACTAATTTTTTTCCTGTTAAGCCCGCAACTTTAGCAGTAATTTTAGATGCAACTCCTGCAGATATAGCATCTACCATACCAATAGCAAAGCCTCTACCAGCAGACTTAAATCTAATGCCTTGCATTTTTTCTTCACTTTCTAATATTTCTCTTACATTCTCTTTGGTCATCGGCTTACCATCAAGCTGCTCTAAAAGTAATTCTGCAAATGTTAAGCCTGTTTCTAATGTACCTCCAGCTGCACCCATAGCTCCTGCTATAGCACCTCCTGCTGTAGTAAAAACTCCTAATGGCCCAGCACTAAATCCAGTAGATCCAATAGCCGCACCTGTACCAGCACCAACACCTGCTGCCGCAATAACTGTAGGGTTAACCATAGCACTTACAGATGACACAAATAACTGAGGTATAATACTGGGATTATTAGCAACTCCTTTTATAAAACCCCACCATCCGCCACCATCCGATTGGTATATTTTATTAAAATCACGCATCTCATCTGACTGTCCTTGGTTAGCCATTTTTTCTTGAGCAATAATAAAGTCTTGGATATCTTCATCTGTCACATCTTTACCTTTAGTAAAGAGTTCTAATGATTCATCTAATGAACCACCCTGAGCTTGCCCTTGAGCACCCGCTCTATATATATCACCCAGAAAATCAGTAAGAAAGTTTTTACCAAAGAAGTCTTCTAAGTCTGTATTTTCTTCTCCTGTAACTTGTGTTTCTGTTTCTATAGCATCATCAAAAATTTGAACATCAGCTGCACCAGTTCTATTAGGAACCTCTTGAATTTGTGCTATTGCCTGTAGGGTTTCTGGATCTTGAATTTCTTCAGTTACTCTTTCATCAACAACTTCTTCAGTTTGATTAGGATTTATCTGAGGAGAAGGCTCCGATGAGCCAGGTTGTTCCACCACTTCTGTATCGGATACCATAACTTCCTCTTGAGAAGTAACCTGAGAATCGTCTTTTTTTTTTACTCCTTCAACAGGAGAAGTAGCAAGTTCTGAAAAATATTTTTCAGCAAACTCTTCTTGGCTTCCAGTAAATAAATTATCACGACTTACTACAGTAAATATTTTATCCTGATATTCGCTATCCTGAGTTGCTTGATCAATAAATTCATCAAAAGATTTAGTAATATACCCATCTCTTTGTAAAACATTATATAATTTTTGTAAATTATCCATAATTATTTATTTAATCTAATTCTGCATTTGATTTACCACCTCCAGTTCTACTCTTATTTAATTTTTTAATAGCTGGATTAAGTAAATTTTTCTGTAAATCTTTCCATAAATCTTGTCCATTCATAGCATACAGATCTACCTGATTTTTATCTGTATTCCCTATTTCATAAGTCTCACCTCCAAAATTAAATACTATTATATCATTATTTTTTGAATCCTCTCCTTTCCAGTCAATACTAAATTCCATACCTGGAGTTTTATTAAATTGGTCCAGGATAGCAGGATCAATAGCTCCCTTAATTAAGTTTTCAAAACCATCAGCAATACCTTCCGTAGTGTCTACAGAAGAATTAAATTCTCCTCCTGATCCATACCCAAATTCTGCATCTATATAATCTATAGCTGTAATTGTACTATCTCCAATTTGAAGTTCTTTATTATAATTAGGAGTAGCAAAAGCAGCTTTAGAAGTTTTACCCTCATCTTCTGTACTTGTAATTTCTGTATCTAAATCAAACCCTCTTCCTTTAGCTAATTTTTCAATATCATCAGTTGTTAATTGATTATCAGGATCATATACAGCTTCTAATATTCGAGTCTGCTCAGTGAATGTTCCTTTAATATCAATTTCTTTACCATCACTTAGTATGATTTTTCTATTAGTAATAACTTCATCTCCTATCTTTTCAGCCCGCCCTGCATCCACATCAGCTTGAGTTGCTATTGATGTTGTGCCTTTAGTAATATTTTCAATTAAAGGTAATTTATCTTCTTCATTAGAAACCTTAGCATTAAATTTATCTATAGCATCATTACGAGTTGTTCTTAATGTTTTTTCTATAGCACTTCTTTTAACTGGATCTGGATCTGTAAGCATAGTAATATAGTCTCCCAACTTACTTGACTTAGCATCATCTTCTTTTTTACCTGCTAAAGCTGCTGCTGATGGTTGTGGCTGAACATTCTTTTCAATCTTCTGACTCTTAGCTGTCTCTTTAATGTCTAAAGAATTTTTAAGTTTATTCTCTGCATATTGTTGTGCAGCTCCCATCTGATCTTTAGTTATATCAGGCACATATTGATTACCATCATATCTTAAAGCAACATAAGGATTAGGTTTTCCAGGATTAGCTTTTGCAAACTCATCATGTTTTCCTCCTCCTAAATCAGTAATATATTGAGATCCATCATCCATTGTTACATTTGTAACTAACATAGTAGCGGCATTCATAGGGATTGATATCATTGCCTCTGCTTCTAACCTTAAGGTTTCTTTACCTGCGTCAGTACCAAAGTAATCAGACTCAGCTCTACTCATTTCTTCAGTAGTAATATCTGTTCTTATTCCTTGAGGATCAATAGTAGCTGTAATAATTGTTCCTAATCTACCTTTAGTTTCTAATACAGATGCATTAAGATCAAAAGCATCTACCTTTTGATTTAGAAGATTTGTCATTTGGTTTATACTAACAGACTCTCCAGGAAGAATATTACCCTCATCATCAGTACGGGCATAAGACATTTCTCCAGTTTCTGCATTAGACATAAACTGTAAGTTTTTTAAATTATTAAACCCTGATAATTGAGTAGCAATCTCTTGTTCTATTTTAGAATTAGTACCATCTGTAGTACGCTTTGTATACTCATTATATTTATTGTTCCAACCCTCAGCATTCTTTTTAAATTGAGTCCAACCAGCAGATTGGTTTGCTTTAAACTTTTGCATTTCATGAGGCTTGATAAGCCCTCTTCTCATTAAATTAGCTTGATCATTTAGTTTATTAGCAGAGTCATTAGAAGCATCTAAAGCAACTTGTTGTAGTGTAGGTGAATCATAAGAACCTATATCATTAAGAGCATTTTGTTGCTCAGTAATCATAGCCTCTAATTGATCTTTTCTCCCTTGTCTTTCATCACGAATTCCTTCAAAAGTTTTTGTAATATCTTGAGCAGCTTTTGCCCAATTTACTTGCGAATCAGGATCCCGTCTTTCATATACATCAAAGTCTATTTTATCTTTCTTAAATTGATTTGCCATGTTATCTATTTTCTAATTAAGGATTTGTAAAAGAGTATTGCCCCGAATCTTCAACTTCCCCACCATACTTATCTTCATACCAAGAACCTTGATCTTTTGCTAAAGAAGATTGTCCTCCTTCCGAGTTTCTATAAAGACCTTGGCTTTCTTCTTTTGCTATCTGTCTGTCGGCTTTATTTTTGCTATATAAAGGAGCTAATGATGCAGCTGAAGTTAATGCCCCACTTACTCCCGCAATACCTTGTGATATTCCAGCACTTCGTGCAGCCTCTGCATCTCTACTTCTTTGGTTTTGTTCTTTTGCATATGCAACATCCATACTTATAAGTTGTTGATTTATAGCATCTTTAGAGTCAGCCTTCATTTTATTAAGGTCAGATATTTCTTCACCCATAGCTATACGAGTCTTTTCTGCATTTGCTCCTGCCGCTGCACCTATTCTTCCAACTCCACCTGCTAAAGCTCTTGCATCACCTTCTTGTAATGCTTCAGTATTTTGTTGTGCAACTGCTAAATTATTTTCAAACTCAGCTTCATAAGCATCTAAAGGAACAGATAGTCCCGCATAATTATCTACTTGAGCTTTAGCCTTAGCCTCATTCATTGCTTTTTTTGCTTCAGCATCTGCTTTCTGTTGTGCATTTTTTGCATCTGATGCTGCTTTAAACCCAGATGCAGCACTCGCTACTCCTGAGGCAATTCCTACTACTGCTGTTGTTACTGCTGCCATATTATATTTTTTTAATCATTTCATGAGTGTAGGTAGCACCCTCAATAAATCCTATTTTTTTATACACATTAATTAATGGTTTATTTTTTATTAAGGCATATATATATTTTTTACCTAATCTTTCGGCCTTATCACTTATTGTTTGTATTAATAATTCTAAAGCCTCTTTTCTTTTTTGCCTGTCTTTATATTGCATATTAGATATTATCCAATCACACCATGTTGCTTTTGAATTAGTTATATACATAAATCCTGCACAAATTGGAGTGTTATTATCATATACAATAAAACCACCCATACCATCTTCGGGTAAAAAATCTTTAGAAGGGGGATCCCATCTCCAATCTTTCCACCACTGACAGAGGATATTTTCATAGTCTCCTTGTTGTAATGGTATTATATTTAATTTCATTTATGCAAAGATAGTAAAATCTATGGATATGATTTCATCATACTACTCCCGACTGAAAAAAGTTCTACTGCATTTGTGTTGGTGTTTTCTAATGAAAAATTTAAAAAATATCCACGTGCTCCATGTGATTCTGCAACTGCATTTTTTATAGAAGTTATATAGGTTCCAACAGCAGGTATTACACCAGGGAATGGAAGTGGTGGAGCTCCAACTGGAACAGGACCAACTGTATCTACAGTAATAGATGCAGGAGTTACTATACCCGCAACACTTGTTGTACTATTTCTCACTATAGCTGTAATACGACCACCAAAAGTAGGTGCTCCAGCAGGTGCAGGAAATACCGTAGGAACAACCCAATACATAGCATCTCCAACAGTAGGAATACTACATATATCTACAGGAAATTCAATAACTATAGCATTAGGAGGTCCTGAAATATTATTACAAACTCCAAAACCATTTGCCGATCTATTTCTCCACTCTATAGTACCTTCATCTTCTCTTAAATAAGTAAACCACTCTCCTTCTTTTTCTTCAAAAAATGTAGACAACATTGAGCCTGTGTTTAAATCAGAAAATAAAGAGGTGCATTCCCATCTATCATCACTTTCATAAGACATAGTCTTAAATAGTTTAATAGTCATAGGCTCCATATTAAAAACAGAATTTATAGTAGAGGTGTATTGAACACCATAGTAATTATTTCTTGCAGGATTTGTATTGTGTCTATACAAATTTCCTCCACTCCAAGAATAAAAAAACCCATTCATACCTCTCATGAAATCAGGTAAAAAAGAATAAAAAGATGGCCACCCTTTTACGTCTTCACTATAGGATACTGTCCATGGATCAGTTGTTTGTCTTTCTCTTTTTTTTGACATAATTTATTTTTTATTAATTAACATGCAGTTATTGCAGTGCAAATTCCATCTCCAGATACTGTCATTAAATAATTATTACCACCAAATGTTACAGGAAATGTTCCAGTACCACATTGATTAACTCCATTTATATCTGTAAACACCCAGTCATGTAGTTGAATTTGTGCCGAAACACCATTATTAGTATGAACAGAAATTGTATAAAGTGATGTACTGTAAACTCCACATGCACCACTCTTAACACCTGCATCAAATCTATTACAGTCAACAGGGCAAAATATATCTATAGTCCAAACAGTTCCTCCACAAGGCCCATCTATTAATAAGTCTACTAAATTTGGAGTGGCATTTGGTTTTGGTATAACCATAGTACAATCTCCTGGAGCTGGAGCTGTTAAACTTGTACCGCCTGAAGCATTGTTTAAGTAAGGTCCCATAGTAGCAGGTAGACCACTATTTATAAAAGTTGAACCATCATAATCATAAATATTTCCACTATTTGTTCCTCCAGCACTACCAAAATCATTAGATAATGTAAAAGTTCCACAATTCCTTGAGCCTCCATCTGCTGCTGAACTATATGCTCCAACAACTCCCTGTAAGTAACCTTGAGAAGCAGAAGAATATTCTGAAGCAGTTACACCATCATATGTCCAAACACATCTATCAGGAACACTAAGAGGTTGAAACTTAATAACAATAGCTCCTGTTGCTGCAGTTGCATCAAACTGTAAATTATATTGTCCTGTCCCTCCAGATCCAGCAATTGAAGTTCCGCATGATACTGTAGCTCCTGAACATAAAGTTATTGATTTTACTATACCAGGTATTCGTGTCCCTGAATTCTGAACTCCCTGCGTTGCTCCAGGATCAGCCACATAAACTTCTGGAGGTAATGCATGAACATTAGTTTGAGGTGCATAAGTACCAATATCTTTATATTCTAAAACCCCAACTTCTACCGCCCAGTCTTGAAAACCGCCACCATCTTGAGCATCAAATGACATTTTATAAACCCCATTTGCTAAAGGAAATTCTCCATTAGGATCTGTAAATATCCAATCATGTAAACCTAAAACTCCACCAGGTTGACCTGCTGGTGTACCAGGAAATTGAGTCCCCGCAAAGTATTTTGAGTTAGGGTTTGAATTACCAAAAGCATCTACTGGAACATGATAGTAATCTATATTTGAAACTAAGTTACATACATCTGCAATTGGAGTTCCTAATGGTTCTGCTGGACTTCCTAATATTGAAGGAAGTTGTATAGGACATTGAAGATCAAGCCCCCACCAAGTGCCAGGACAAGGACCATCTATTATTAATTTTAAAACAGTGGAAGCTGTAGATGGAGGAGATGGTATTACCATTGTTGCTCCTCTATACGCTCCTCCTGCTAAAGGCCATTGAGTACCTGCAGGAGTAAAAGGAGCTAAGTTTGGTGCTACTGGTACATTAGAATTATAAGGAGATGGAGGTACAAATAAACCTCCACCAGTACATACATTTAAGCCAGCAGCTTGATCCGCACAATTCCAATCTAATAATGTAGTCTGATAAGCTCCTGTATTATTTGTTATTCCTGTGTATCCCGTTGGAGGTACATTAGATCCCATAAGTATAGTTGGTCCAGCTACAAAATTACTTGCTGCTTGATCCCAAAGATAGGAAACCCCAGTTGCTTGAAATCCATTAGTCCCAAGATCAGGAGTTATATTACATGGAGTACCGAACCCAGAAGGAGGGCCTGGATCTGGAGCACCAATAATACCAGTTTGATAACCACCTAATAAAGAGCTGTACTCAGAGGCAGTAACACCATCATATATCCATGTACATCCATCAGGAATAGGGAATAAAGTAGTGTTATTTACTCCTGGACTAAAAGTAAGAATAGCCGCACCTGGAGATGAGCCCAAATCAAAATATATTGTATACTCACCTGTACCGCCTCCACCAAAATTAAATGGTTGTCCACAAGGAATAACACATGTAGGGCATGGTTGAGGAGATCCTAAAATACCACCTGTCATTTCTCTTACTATACCGCCTACAGAATATAATCCATCAGGAGCTACTGTAGTTAAATTTCCGTCAGTATAAATTTGAGTAGCTGAAGTAAAACTTGTCCCCGCCCAATATACTGTATATGCATTATTACAAGCCATATCTTTATTTTATTTAATTATTATTTTTAACAAAACCCTTCTGCTATTACATTACCTAAACTATTTATTTCAACCCATTTTTTTGGAACAGTTGGGCCTGTTGCGGAAGATGATACAATATAAAATCCTTCAGGAGTAAATGCAGCCGCAGAACCAGATCCAATACTACAGGTTTGATCTACATAACAAACATCACCTATTGAAGGTATACTTCCATTTCCATAAAAACCTTGAATACCTAAAGCTCCAGGAGAATCTACATCTGTAGAGCAAGCCGCTGCAATTGATCCATTATAAGGTCCAAAGAAAGCTGTATTACAAACAACTGTACAGTCGCAACAAACTTCACTTGCTGTAGAAGGAGAAGAACAGTAGCAAATATTCATTGATCCTATTAATCTTAAATCCCAAATCAAATATAAATATTGATTTCCTATTGGCATATTAAATGCAGGCTCTATACTTTGGTATTCCCCAACAGAAGGATTAGTTATAACCCCACCACCAACTATTGTTGAAGCTGTTAATAATGCTTGGAGGTCTACAGCGGTATTGCTATATAAAGTATTAGAAGAAAGTATTCTAAATTTATGTATAGCAGGATTAAAATCAAAAGTGTCTATACCGAATTTTTGAGTTCTTAATTTTATATCACTGCCTGAATAAGGGAAAACCCCAACTGAACGAACACCTACATTGGATTGATATTCTGAAGCCTGCACTGTTACTAATCCAGCTGATGAGAACCCTGTATAAGGGCTTATGTTTACTCCATCAGTCCAATTGTAAGAAGTATGAATAAACTCTCCATTATAATTAGGAGTATTAGTTACTACCTGTATTACTGTTAAAGGGATTTCAGGTGGACACTCTACTGTTACACTATATGTAGACGCAACAACTGGAGTAAGAGTTACTGTTGCAGTATCTGGGCTATTTAAACTTTTCATGAAAGATAAAGATCCATTTGTAGTTGCTCCTGCAATAGAGGCAACTACTGATCCATTCCATTCTATACTAATATTAACATTACCTCCAGTATTAACAGTGTATGGTATATTTACAGATCCTATTACAACTCCTAAATCTACTTCGTAAGTAATGATTTGTGTGCTATTTAATTGGGTTATTGTTGTCCCACAAGGAACCTCATTTAAAGGAACTGGAACAGCTCTTAAATTAGTTCCTAAAACATACTCCTTCATGTATGGATCGTATCCTCCTAATTTTTGAGTTGTAAGTTGTGAATTAAAAGAAGATCTAAACCAACTATTCATCCCATAACTTGAGACTACTTGCAACTGATCATTACCTTGACCTGATCCTCTAAGATTAATAACTGCCCCTCTTTTAGTGTCTGTAAAAAACATATCATAACCCCAAGAAGAAAAACTTTCAGGATTAAAGCTTATTCCAAACTCTTCTATTCTTGCTATTTGCGTTCCTAAAACTTGAGGTACAGATGCAATAGCCCCACCTCCTGTTGAGTCTGATATAACATTTTTACTTACCAATACGTAAGATATTCTGTCTTCTTGAAGAACAAGTATATCTGTTTCTCTTGCATGCATCTTTTGAATTGGACCAAAAGAAGTTTCACAATCTTTAAAATTTAATAATCCTAAATTAAATTCATTTAAGTTATTGCTATTTGCAGAGCTACTATAAACTCCACTATAAGTCATGCCAGCAAATCTATCTGCTTCTTGAAAATCTTGATTAGATACAGCCAGAACTCTTTCACCTAAATTAAAAGTTTTACCTGCAGGACTATCATATATTCTAAAACTTTCTACACCATTACCAAAAGTATAACAGTTATAAGCATCTAACTCACAAACCATCGGAAGTCCTGTGGAATCTTGATCTTGACCTCCTTTAGGTATACTATAATAACCTAATGGAGTAGACGCATCAGGTACAAAATTTCTTTTAGTTAAATGATATTTTTGTCCTCCTGGAACTTCTGGCTCAATAGCTAATAAATCTGAAGCATCATAAAATAAGTTTGGATCAACTTCTTGAGGTTCTGTTTCAAAAACAAAAACACCTCCTGCTCTTGTAACCTCAATTGTTAATCTTGCTCTCCCTGGAAAATAACCAGTATCACTCCATCCAACTTCTGCACATTCTTTTAAAGCTCCGTTCCAAACAAAAAACTGTCCAGTACCATTTGTACGAATAGAACATTCAATAGAATATTGTCCTGAAGAACATGCAGCAGAGGTACTTGTATGTAATGTATTATTAAAGCTAATACTCATCCCATTAACACCACTTGTACCAGGTCCAGTTGTAGTCATTTGAGATTGTAAATCATCTCCTATTGCCCATTGATGAAAAGAGCCATAGTCAGCAGTAGATGTAAAGGTTCTTGAATAAGTAAGCGATTTTGAACATTTAGATCCCCCTCTCCATGATTTACCAGATATCTTAATGGTAGAACCAACAGGTATAGAGTAAGGTATACCAGAGGAATCATTTAAATTATAATCATTAATACAAGATCCTGTTGTACTACTACCACTTGAATTCTTTTTCTCTTTTTTACCTCTAAAATAAAATACATCATCTGGTATTTCTATACTCCATCCTGAAGGTTTTAAAAGCATATATAAACCAGTTAAAGAAGTAGATGTAATTGCTTTTCCTGAAAAAGCCTGTATAGCTAATACTACAGATTTAGCCTCACTTTCGATAGGACCTTGAGTATCTTGTTTTACATAAAGTTCGTCTCCTACTTTTAATATGTTTTGGTTTTGTCCATCTAATTTAAACCATACTTGACTTGGATCGTTAGACTCAGCAATAGGTAATCCTCCACCAGGAGAAGTTGCTGTTCCATCTTGTTGATAAAATATATTAGAGTAAACAGTCTGATAAGTTCCTTGACTTGGTTTAACTACAAATTTATATTTAGTAGCCCAATAAGGAGGTAAACTATCTAATGTTACTTTTATTTTATTTTTATAAACAGAAGTAACTGGCTCAAAGTATGTTGTACATTCATTACTTGTAAGAACAGTAGATGCTCTACCAAAGTCATCCATATAAACAATACCTGTTTCGTAATCTCTATTTGAATGTAAACTTCCTGTATTGTCGTCTAATAAAAATGCTGCAGTACAGCTAAAAGGTATAAAGTTATAATATCTATACGCTTGACTATAAACTCCTGCCGCTCCTGCTGGATCTCCCGAAAAGTATTCGGTTGCAGGTACTTGAATAGAGAATTGAGTTCCTGTATTAGTATATCCAAATCCATCTGGACTACAAGGTACAATTGATGATGATCCAGAAGTTATTTGAAAAATTGTTCCATTTGTTTCTAATGTAGCTAAACCACCATCTATATCTGTTAACAGTACAAAGTTATCACCTACAACTGGTACTGCCGCAACAGAAGCTGTAAGTCCTGTTATTTGATCTGTTACTATATTACCAACAGCTAAAGGTAAAGTCATAGAACCAAAGTCAAATCCATCAACTGTCATTTGTCCTGCTGTACAAGGAGTTGGAGGAGGAGAAGGCTGACCTGCATCACAAAGTGTAGTTCCATCTAATAAAATAGCAGAACTACAAGCTGCAGGAAAGGGGTTGCTAATTAAAGAAGCAGGAGGACAAGGTGCATTATTTATCCCACCACTAACTAAATATAATGTGCTACCCGTCATTGGGCTTTCAGATTTAGAATAAAACTTATCACTTAAAGTACCCCCTGCTGCAGAATTATTACAAGCGTATAAATCTTGAACTACAAAAGGAGGAGAAAACCCTTGAGCAATACTACCCCCTATTCTGTTTTTAAAAGCTTGAGAAGAAAGCATTGTATTTACATCAACGTAATCGATAGGGCAAGTAAAAGTAAACCCTACATTAAAAGGGCTTGATTGATTAGAAGTGTTAATACATTGAGCACTACCACCAGCATCCGTACATACTGTTGTTGTAGTCTGCTGTAGTGCAAAATTAAAAGTTATAGTAGTCCCCGCTCCAATAGGACCAACAGCAGGCTGAACATCGGCTAAGTCCCATGTAAGAATTGAGTTAGCTTCAGTATGTGCCCCACCAATAGAATACACTCCAGGAGATCCTTGAGGGTTTATATTAGTAGTATCACCCCCTAATTCCACTCCAGCTATTGTTCCACTTGATGGCTCAGCACGATAGTCTAATTGAATTAATGATCCTCCTTCTGTAAGAGTCATATCATAACCATCTACATAATTACCATATGTTAGTCTATTTCCCTTTATAACTTGTGCTTTTGCAATTCGAGGTACATTATCATAAAGCCTAAGAAGTTCGTCTGAACCTAATGTAGTGTATATTTCTGCGTTAGTAAACTGAACTTTTCTAAATTCATTATTTCCCCAACCTTCATTACTTTTTTTATATCTTTTAATTACATATATAACATTAGAAGTTGTTTGTTTGTATAATAAATCTACTTCTACTACTCTTCTACTACCTGTAGAAAACGTAACATCACAAGCATTATACCTGTTTTTCATACCTGCATTCCAGTAGTTCTGAATACTTAACTGAAATGGTTGGGGTTCAAAAGCTGGTGTAGTAAATAAAGAAGTAGCACTGTATTGTCCATCCTCATATCTATATCTATAAGCAAAAGACAAAAATCTTGTCTCCATATAATTTTCTGTAGAAGGTAAAGCTATTAACTTTACGTGAGGGCTTCCTAAAGGAACTGGAGTAATAGGCAATCCTGCATTATCAAATATAACGTCTTCAAATCCAGGGGGTTTTACTATAACACTTACATCCTCCTCTTCAAAAACATCATCTACTTGTCCAGGCCCTGGATATGCATAATCTCTTTTTATATTTATTCCTCTCGGAGGATTTAAATCATCTGTAAAAAATAATAAGTCTTCAATTTTACTAACACCAGTTATAAGATATTTAAAATCAAAGTTTAATACTGACGTACTAATTACATGATATGTTAATGATCCAGTATTAGTACTATAAGAAACAATAAGATCAACAACCCCTGTAGTTGTAGAGAATGGATTGTTTTCGTTATGAACAAACCAGTAAAGAGTTTCACTCATACCATCTTCATACACTCCAATACATCTAATGTCTCCCGTTAAAGGTTCTCCTGCAAATTGCAAGTCAGTAAGTATTGTATTCCCTAAAGAATTTTCTACCGCTCCTATTTCAGTATTCTCAGTAGATCCTAATCTTACATTTTCTGCATCTATATATTCTCCTGGTGGTAATAAGCGTTCATCAACGCTTTTATTCATTTTACCAGCTATGAAATTTGTATTAGTCTTTCCCATATTACTTTATCCATTTATTCTGGCCTCTCATATTCATTAAGAGTCTACCAGGATGAATGTTACTTAATCTTAATTTAGCATTTCTAAGAAGAGAAGACTTATCTTTTCTTGCTCTATTTATAACATATTCCTGAACTCCAAATCTACCATTTAAAATAGAGTATTTAATATATGCATATATAAACTCTTCAAATAATTTATTAACACTTACACTCGAATCATCACCTGATTCTAAACCATCTGAAACATATTCTAACACAACAAATTTATCCATCATACTGGAGTTAAAATTAATAACTCCTGCTTTTTTATTTATACTAAAAGTAGGATTTACATTTGCTGTTTCTGTATTCATACCAAAGTTTTTTCCTACTGAATAATCAAAACACCACTTCCCATCAATACAGTAACCCATCTTACCTGCATAAGGGCCATTGCCAGGATACATATTTTTTTGAGTACCATCTAATCTTTGTATATCAAACCAAGAATCAGCTGGTTTTAAAACAGCTCCATCTATATCAAATAAAATTCTACAGTCATTATCTTGTAAGTAAGCTCCACTCCAATTAGTTTGAATATTTTCCGTTAAAGGGTAAAGCATTCCATCTTCTTCTAAATTTATTCTAACCCAATTAACATAATCTTGAGGAAGAACAAATCTTAATTGATCACATACCTTTAATTCTAATATTTTAATTTCTTTCATAGCATCATAATTCAATTCTTGAATTCCTCTCTTTGCATGAAATAAAACTTGATATCTATTTATATTATTAATAATTTCATTATTACCCTGAAACATTAACATAAAGTTATTTACAATATCTTCTAAAGTAACATACTGATAGGATCCCCAGTTAGAATCTTCAGGAACTATACCTCCATTTTCATAATATTGATAATCTGTAATATATGCCATAATTAACTTGTTTCTTGGGTTTCATTAGTTTCTTCTGCTTTTCCGAAATTAAAAACATCTGGTTCTCTAATTTCTATACCTACATACTGACAAATTTTTGCTATCAATGTAGGCTCGTCAGAATCTGGCAATTCAAATTCTTGGAACCCTGGTTGAGTTGGATCAAACTGCGGCTCTCCTAAACCTAAATTTTGCCAAGTCCATCTTGGTACAGCTGGATATCTAATATATTGAGATCTTATAGCTCCTGGTTGTAATATAGTAGTAGGGTATACTGTAATATTATTACCGTCTAATACGTAAGCAGGGTAAGTGGTTGTAGGTGCAGCCAACATAGAATTAGTTAAAAGAAATATTTTATTCTGACTTACTCTTTCTACTTCTCTAATTTTAGTGTTTACATATATAACATAAGTCTCTCCCACAGCTAAAAATATATCTGCACTTAACGTAATTGTTGTTGCATTAATTACACCTGTAACATAAGCTTCTTGGAAGGTTGTAGTATTAACTATTATACTTCCTATATTAGGTGTTGGTGCTGATGCAGGTATAGTTGTCCACCCTACTGCAGCCGCATCTATTAATTGATTAGCAGATACAGCAGTTGAGGTTCCTGTAAAAGTAGGAGTAGAATAATAAAATAGTTTATTTATTAAATAATAATCTGCAGGTAAAGAGTATACGTTTGAATTAACTTGAGGTAAAAAAACTTGAGTAGAAAAACTATCCATTACTTCTACTAACCCTTTAGTTATATCTGCATATCCAGTTCCTGATTGCCTGCCATTTTGTTTGTTAATCCAATTATTATAAGAATAAAAGTAATCCTCAAACATATCTATCTGTGCTTGTTTAGCATATAAATTAAAATCTTGCGGTGATATGTACCCGTAGTTATTTTTATTTGCTATAGCTAATACAGTATTCCTTACTTCATTTATTGATGCGGCCATATTATATAAACATTTTTACAAAGATAATAAAAAAAAAGAGGCCTACTTTTTTTGTAGACCTCTCTTTACTTACTAATATACTTAAGCTAATTAAGCATTTAAAATACTCGTTACAGCTTTAGGTAAAGATAGACTGTAATAAGCTTTTTGCCAGCTTGTTGCTAATGCATCTTCAGCTGCATTTAAGATAGCTGTGTAAACATCATGACCAACTTGTGCTGCAGTTGTTACTGTAGTAGTAGTACCATCAAAATATTTGACTGTAACTGTTGCTGCTGTAGCAGATGCTGTAGCAATTGTTTTTACTCCGCTTAAACTAATCAATTGACCAGTGACAGGAGCATTTGTAACTTTAAGAAATTTTTCCATTTTATAAAAAGGTTTTAATGGGTTAATAAAGTGCAAATATACATAAAAAAAAAGCACCCTATTAAGGTGCTCTTTTAATTATATATTTAACTATTATTTTTTACCTAATAATTTTTTTAGCATCTTATAAGTCTCAACTCCATCATCAGTTTGTAAGTAAGATCCTACTATATCATAAGGATCCTCTCCAAAAGGAACAGTTAACATTTTACTTTTATTTTTAGACATATTAAAGTAAACGTCTCTTCTATTATTTCTTAATCCTAATAAGTTAGCACTAAAGAACTTAACTACATCATCTGCAATTTTTAATGCAGGATCATTTAAAACCTCTATGAATTCCATAGGATGATTTCTTGAGAATACTAAAATATCTCTTTTAAGTTCTGCAGTACTCATTTTATCTATATCACGACCTAATAAAACTCTACTTACTGTTTCCAGCATTTCAATATCTAATTCTCTTGCTAAAATTTGAGCATCTAAAATTAATTCTTCTAATTCTAACTCTTCAGCTGCATCTTTAGCATCATCTATTTCCTCAAATATCATATCACGAGAAGGATGGAGTTTTAAAAATTCTTGCAGAACTTGATTACTTCTTTCAACAGCTAAAAAGCCATCTTCAAAAACAATAGGCTCCATAATAGCATTACCATCTTGCTCATCTTCAAATGGGCTCTTTTGGTTTTTAGCATAACGAAGTGGTCTGTTTGTTCCTGTTTCTTCATCAAAATAAAGTAATGGGGATCTTTTGTTGTGGTGAGAGTTTAGCATAAAGCACAATGGTGCTACATCTCTTTTTAATTTGTACTGTTTTGCAACAGCTTTGTTTGTCTTTTTCATTTTATATAATTTAATTAAAGTTAAAAAAAGGGGAGGAGGTTAATCCTCCCCTAATGATTGTTAGTTATTAGTCTCTAAATAAGAAGAAGTTGTTTGCACCTAAAGTACATACAGCTCTTTCAGATAAGAAGTTAACTGTCATCGCATCTAAAGAAGATGTTCTTGCTCCACCAGCAGAACCAGTGATCCAAGTTTTGTAACGTCTATCTTCAGTTTCAGAAGCTCTGTATCTAACGTGTAAGAATGGTCTCTTAGCGTTCTTACCTAAGATTTGGTCATATACAGTTGTAGAACCAGCTGGAACCATAAGCCCATTGATTGCTCCACCAACTAAACCACCTCTCATTGTAGGATCGTTTAAGTATTTCCAGTCTGACTTGTAGAAATCATAACCTCTACGGAATCCTGTAAATCCTAAGTTTAAAGCCATCTCTTCGTCATTATCAAATAAACCATATGAAGTACCACCCGCTCCGTAAGAGTTTTGAGCAGCTAACATATCATCAATATCAAATGAGTACTGACGGTTAACAAAGATTACATTTTCCTCAATAGCACCTTGCTTATCAAGTCTTTGGATAACTGAATCAAAACCAGCTAAAGTAGTTGGGTTACCACCACTCCATACATTTCCTCTTGTGTTAACCACGTGGAAAATTCCTTCAGATCCTTTGTTACCTACTGGAGCTGCTGCTGCAATAGCTCCAGAACCAACTTCAGCTGGAACTGCTTCAACCATTGCAGTCTCAAGATAATCTTCAAAACGAAGTCTTGTTTCATGCTCAGATTTTAAGTACCATAAGTATCCTGTACCACCATTTTCAGTAGCAATTTCTACCCATCCAATTTGTGCCATGTCAGAACCATTTACTTCGTAAGTGTCCTTAATGATAATTGGAGAGTTCTCAAAGATATAATCTTGAGATTCGATAGAACCTTGCATTCCTAATTGACCTTTTGCAAATTCAGATCCATAAATAAAGATTGTAGAATTTACTCCTGCCGCTACTGCTTGACCACCTGCTTCATAGTAAGCTACAGTTACTGTAAACGGAGCTACGTTTGAAACAGCTGTTACAATTGCTTTGTTACTTAATACTGAACCAGCAGTCTCGTCAGAAATCATTACAGTTTGACCTACTCTGATTGCTGCAAAACCATTTGCTGGAGCTGATGATGCTGGAGGAGAAGCTGGGTTAACTTGAGCTGCAGGAATAGTCCATACTGCTACGTTAGCCGCTGCTGCTGCTGCAGACGTACATGCTGTATACTTAGTGTGTAACCTTCCTTGCTCAGCCCATTTGATAAGGTCAGAGTTAGAAGGCATTTCAGCACCAACCATTCTTAAGAATGATGCTACTGTTCTATTACCATATCTTTCAAATTCTTTCTCATATGTATCTGGAAGATACTGATTAAGAAAATCAAAGTTAGTAATGTAGTTTGTTGCCAGGGCTACTTGTTGTCCACTTGGTTGTAGATCAAAGCCTGGAGGTGTAATTACTGCCATTTTTTTTTAATTTTTTTAGTTTATAATTTTTTAATACTTCTAATTTTGAGTCCTTTACCACTACTTTGATCACCAATCGATCTAATCTTTAATCCATCTTTACTGAAGTTTTGAGGAGTGTTACGTACATCCATATTAATGTTCTTTGATTTTTTAGAAACATTATCTACAGTGTCTGTCATTCCTTGGTTGTAAAAAAATTCAGCAAATTTTTCAATATTCATAGCAACCGATATAGCTCTATGATATCCTTGAGCGTCATTCATCAATCCACTTTCTTTGTCCATATATTTATCTACAAAGTTGTTTACGTTAGATTGTTTACTTTTCAACTCATCTCTATCACCAGGTTTATAGGTAATACTTTTATTCCCGACCTTGAACTCAAAACCTTTGAACTCATCGTTAAAGACCTCATCAGTCTTATTTAAAAAGTAATCATACCTCTTCTTCTGTGCTTCTCTTGTAGTGTTAGATTCCTCTACATAACTTTTATAGCTATTAAATTGTTCTAATTGATCTCCAGATAATCCACCCCCGCTTGACTCAAGAGGAGTGTTGTATTTATCTTTCTGTTCATTTAAAAACTTTTTAGCCTTTACAAGTTCTCTTTTCTTTGCTCTCTCAATCTTTTTAATAGCAGCTGGCTCATCTAAATCTTCATCATAACCAAACTTATCTACCATTAAGTCTTTAATATCCTCACTATCTAAACCTTCTTCAGTTTGAGAATAGTATTGAGATAACAATTTATCACTGTCCATTTCATCATAATCTTGTTGTGTTTTTACAAAATCATTAATTCCTCTTCCAGTTTCTTTTTTGTACTTAAAATACGCTGCAACATCTTCTGGTAAATCATCGTTTGATTCTTTTGTATCAAACAACTGATCGACAGATTCGATATCTTTATCGTATCTATTTTTAATATAAGAAAGAACGTCTGCATCTTTTAACTCTGACGCTTGAGTTTCTACTTCTTGTTGATCCTTCTCTTTTAATTCTACTTTTTCTACTGATGAATCTACATTTTCTGTTGACTCAAACTTTTCTTCATGCTGTTTAAGTAGTTGTTCTTCTACTTCTACTTTGGATTTTTCAACCCCAGACACATCTTTTACTGTAAATTTTTGTTCTTCCATTTTATTTAATTTAATTTTTACAAAGTTAATACTAATTTAATTCTTTTTTTAAGCTATCTTGGATTGAACTCAGCTAAGTCAAATCCATCTAAACTATCCTCATTTGATTCAAAGTTAATCGGAGGAAGATTTCTTTTTCTTTGCTCAATCATTTTGGATTGCTGAGTGTTGCCTTGGCTTATACGGTTAGCCTTAGCATCTTCTCTTTCGGTTTCTCTTTGTTGAAGTCCCCGTTGATCCATACTTCTTATTTGCATGTTATAGTTAAACTCAACATCCATTAATCTACGTTTAAGGTCTGCTTCATTTTTTTGTTTCTCTATTTCAAAAGCAATCTCTGCTTGTTTAATTTGGATCTTAGCTTGCATTTCTTGTTGGCTTTGAGCCATTGCACCTTGAGCTTTTTGCTGTTGTAATTGTTGAGCCTGTTGTCCTTGCATTGCTTGAGCTTGTTGAGCTTGTTGTTGTTTTTCTGTTGCAGTTTGTTTACGCTTAACTTTTAATAATTGATTAGCCATTTTTAAGTTATTAATGGTTCTAATGTCAATTGCATCTTCTAAGTCAATACCTCCGTTTTGTAAAGACATTTGTATATTAGCTTCTAACTGCTGTTTTTCTTCTTCATCTGGACTCATCTCTATAAATATACCAAAGTCATAAAGATAAAGATTTCTAATTTCATCTAATATTCCCATGTTGTACTTACCTATCTGCATAGCAAATTCATCAGCAAAGTCTGCATATTGCAAAACATCAGCAGTTCTTATAGATAGACATTCGGCTATAGTTTTAGTTATATATAAACTTGCATTTAATATATGACGTGTAGCTACATTAGAATTTAAAGCAGCTAATTTTTGAACACCTACCAATGAATTAGGATCAGGCATTGTTCCATCTCTTGCTTCGTTTAATCCCGTAACCTGCCTTAACATTCCTAAGTAATGATTATAATTACCTATAAGCATTTGCATTTTACTTTGTCCACTATTAGAGGTTAGTTGAGTAATAGGAACTTTAGCATTATTAAACTCACCGTCTTGAGTAAAACTTCTACCAACAACAGATCCTGTTTGGAAATATAACCTTAATGCATCTTCTGGATTATAGGCCGCTCCTGTTCCTAAATCAACTTCACTTAATCCATCAGCATCTATAAACACACCATCAGGAACTACTTTAGCAACTACTTGCTGTATTTTCAAATGACTTATTTGAATAAGATCAGCAAAAGGAATCATTCTTCTAACTAAAGATTCTAACACTCCTTTATACATTCTTGGTGCACACGCTACATAATTTGGCATTGCAAATTGATTTGCAGAATTAGGACGAACCATATTTTCCATCATCTCCCATTTCAAAATAATGTTAGTTCCCATTACCATTATTCCTTCATACCATACATCAATTCTTTTTTCTACTTTTTCAAACTCTCCTTCATCCATCATTTCTTGCGGAGGATTAAACTCGTCAGTTTTTTCTTGAACTTTAAAATTGCCATCTGACATTTTTTTCTTTTTATATACAAAACTATTTGTTGTTTTGTAATTAAAATATAATAAAGTACAAGTATCTCTGGAGAACATACTGTTTTCATACATTTGAGCTGTATTATAGTAGTCATACCAAGATTGGCTATATTTAGATATCTCCTCCATTTCTTCGTTAGTGATATCTGGATCTATTTTTACTAACTCTCCAATAGGTAGGGTTTTAATTTCTCCCCAATAGAAAGTATCTTTAAAATAAGGATCTTCTGTATAGCTATACACTACATTAGCAGGATCAACATAATCCACTTTTATACCATCTCCTAATTGAAAAGTATGTCTTGTTATCCCTATACCTAAAGTTGTAATATCATAATCTACTCTTTTACGAATATCAGAATAATGATTTTCTTCCAACATAGTGTTAATTGCAATTTCATTAGCAATCTCAATACCTGGTTTATAATTAAGCTGCATATACAATTCCATTTCTGCATCACTTGTAGGTAGAGTTTGTGGATCAACTTGAAAAACTTGCATTCCAAAGTCTTTCTCAATTTGATGAAATAGATCTTGAGCCACCACATTTGTTTCCACCATCTCCTGATATTGATTTCTTTTTTCAGATGACATAGCATCCATAGCTATACAGTTAACTTTAAACATTCTGTCAGCCATTCCATTAACTACTATATCTACAAACTTTGGTATAATAGGAACAGGAGTCCAGTCTAAATTTAAATATGATAAATCTCCATCTACTGCTAATTCATTTTTATATTTAGCAACTGATTGCTCTCCTCTTGCGTAAAGTCTTAATCTGTGAAATTCTCCCCACTGATTATAGAACCTACAACTATTTCCATCCTTTCTGAACCACTCGTATTGTATTGCCTGCCCAACCTGTAATCCAAACTCATCAGTAGCTTTTTGTTTGTCTGTAGCAAACTGATCAGGAAACGCAGCAGATTTTATGTTTATGTTGACATTCTTCATGTAATTATTTGGCTTGAGTTACTGGTATTATTATATCTTGCAAAGTTAATGATTATTTTTGATTTTTGTTTAGATGGTGTGTATAAGTGCTTTTGATTAGCCATAATAGCTAACCCTGAACTAATAGCTGCATCAAACTTAGTTCTATTATTAATATCAAACTTAGCCCAATCCTCTAAAGTCTTACCAAAAAACATTGTCCCCATATCTCCTGCATCTCTATAATCTCCATTAAAATCTATTCCTATATGTTTTTCTATGTAGGACTCTATAGCTGAAGCATGTGATTGTTTTACGTCCTCTGAAGTATTAGGAATACCTCCTAATTCTCTTTCTGTTTTAGATAACTTCGTATATGTTTTATCTGGCCTGTTTAGTGAGTAACCTCTATATCCTCTATTTTTAAAATGATATAATAAACGAGGTTTATTGTTTTCACAAAGTATAGGCATGCCATAAAAAATACAAGCCATTAAAACCTCTTCAAAAAATATCTCTGCAGTTTGAGGTCTTGCTATATATTCTAAAAAAAATTCATTACTTGGAGCCTCTTGCATATTAAATTTAGTAAGTCCATGTAGTGCCCCATTAGATCCTTTACCTACTACTACTCCTGATATATCATAAGAGTCACAACCAAAAGATCCAATATCTTCATTACCAGGCTTCTTTTGTCCTCTTACATTAATTATATTATTTTGTAAATGAGAAGGTGGTGTCCAACTAACTAAAAATCTTCCGTTCTTATTAGGAGACCATATTACTTTTGTGTCTTTTATTCCATTCTCCCAAGAAAAAGATCCTCGTGTAATATGATGATCCATTATTAAAGAATCATTATAATCTACCTGTTGATATATTTTAGTTAAATTAAATATAGATTGTTTACTCTCATCTCTAAACGCATGTGACTCAGTACGAGGAAATTGTCTATAAAATTCATTTAATGCATCAGGATCTTGAGTTAAAGAATTTACTTCATTTTCCCAATAGTCTATAGCCCCCATATTAATATCTTCTCCGTCTATCCCTATTATAGGTTTAATAGGGGTTTTAAAAACAGGCATTCCATATCTATCTATATATCCCTCAAAGTTCCATTCCATAGGGACGAACAAACAATACAATCCGCTTTTTGTTTGACCATTTGCATTTCTTTTAGAAGGATGAGAATCATCAAAAAGAGATTTAAAATTTCTACCTCCTTTATCTAAAGCATTAGAAGTTGAACCCATCATGCATTTTCCAATAACCTTGCTACCTAATCTTAAACATGTTTTTGTTACCCGCCAGTTGTTTAAAATATTATCTGGCTTCTCCCACTTTCCACTTTCATCATGTAATAATAATTGTAATTTTTCACCATCATAACTATTGTCTCCTGTGTTTTTCCAATCAATAGTAGTATCCAAACCTTCAAGCTCTTCATCAGCAAGGTTAAACATATTTTTTTTAGTAATCTTAGATGCAGGAACTCTATATGCTAATTCAGTTTTAGGTTTATCCATACCATCCTGAATAGGTTTAAAAAAGAATGGATAGTTATTAGATATAGGTACTACTTTATCAGTAAACATTTTTTTTGCATCTGATCCTGACTTAGAAAGTATTCCTATACGAGCATCTTTAGTTATGGTTGCTTGATTAACTCCTTCACAAGAACTCATAAATGAAAATCCAGAACGTCTTATTTTTAAATAGCACATTCCAAAACTTCTTTTATCAGCCTTACACGCTTCCCAAAATAAATAAAAAATCCTATTAGCTTCTCTAAAGTCTGGATTACCTACATCAATCTTTGTCCATTGTAAGTACATGTAATGTGTACCTGTTATATATGTTGGTACTCCATTATTCATAAACCAGTATCCTTGCTCTCTTCTATTAAACTCTTCTTCTATATAATCAACCCACTGTGATTTAAATTGATCTGGAGTTTCATGCCACTGAAATATAGACTTTACTCTATTTAACTCTTTAGATATAGGAGATGATTCCCAATACTGTTCTTTTTTATCTTTAGATCTTTTATATATATTTTTTGGAGGTTTAGGTAATGCTATCTTTAATCCATTAATATTAATAATAGATCCTATCTGACCAGTTTTAGATATAACAACTACGTCATATTTTTCATTATACCCATACAACCAACTTCTACCCCTGTTTTTATTAGCTATAACAGATTTTGAAATAAGTTTTGTTACTTCAGTATATAATTTATTTTGATCTTGACTCTGCAAATCCTTTAGGGGTATTACTTTTCTTTTCGGCAACATTACCATCTAACATAGCTCTTTCCTCTTCTATTCTTTTTAGTATTTCAAAAGCATCAAATATTGCTAACTTTTTAGTTGCTGCTGCATTTTTTAATCTATCTGCTGCTAACGGATCTTCAGCTTCATATTTAATAATATCTTCTTTAGCAACTTTAACTAATTGTTTAACAGCTTTTTCTCCCGCCTCTATTATACTTATCTTAATTTCTTTTATATCCATTTTAAACTTTTTTCAATGGAGTGTTTTGTTCTTCAGACACTTGTGTTAATTGCTTTAATGCCTCATCATAACCTGGCATTAATTTTAATAATTCTAAACATCCAATAACAAGCTCTCTTGTTTTCTTTTCTTCCAGAATTAATTTTTTTAAATTTTCTGTTACTTGCTCATTTTTAGCTTTTAATAATCCAACATTTTTTTGTAGTCCCATGATTTAATTTTTAAATTTATAAAATATTACGTATACTTGTCTCCCTTCTTTCCATGATTTATTAGGATACTTACTATGAAAGTAATTAGCAGGATATGATATTATTCTGTTTTGTTCATATCCAGAAACAGAAACTAATCTCCACATATCTAAGTTTTCTGAATCCTCCTTTATAGTTCTATTATATTCTTCGTCTGATATATGAGATGGCAAACTATCTCCATAAATCTCATGCTCCCAAAAAGCTGTACCATGAAGTTCTTCTCTTTCTCTTAATCCCATATAAAGAACAGCTGCTCGATCTGGCTTTTCTCCTTTTATATTTAGATCTGAATGAATTCTCCATGTGTTATCTAACTCATCAGTAGATACCCTAAAAAAACTTAATATATTTTCTAAAGGTTTGTTTTCTATTTGGGATAGTTTCCTTAATACATATTCATTAAATGAATCTGGAGACTCTTGAATATAAAAGTTTTTATCTCCCACTGTATGTTTTATAAATTTTCCTTTATCTAAATAATCTGTAGCAATTTTAAATAAATCTTTTTCTATAAAATTATCTACTGTATATATCATAATATCATTGTTATATTATTAGTAAACATCCTATATAGTTTCTCATCATCTATTGTAAAAGGGTATTCACTATCTGGAGTGAAAGAAATTTTATCTCCTACATTAACACCTAAATCTAAAAGTTCTTGATTGATGTATTTAATAGTGCCAAAAAGAGGCTCTTCATTTCCTCCTTTAAAAATATATGATTCTTGAAGAGGTGCTGGTTTTATAAAGCAATATTTTCCATAAGCCTTCCATTCATTATCTTGCTTGTATAAAAAAAACTGTTCGTAGTCTATTAAAAATAAATTATCTTTCAGAAAACTACGACCACTTTTTTGTCTTCCCTTTATATCGTTATAAAATTTAAATACGTTATGGTGAACTAATAAAGTATCTCCTTCCTTTATAGGACCATTATAATTTATAGGTAAAGACACAACGGTAGCAAATCTATTAGATGATTCGTGATCTTCTTCAGACACACTTGTAATAAACTCAGTATCACCTATATCTTTAATATTGCTATACCTCCTATCTTGTGAAGGGGTAACAATAAAGTTATATGGAGATCTCATTAAAAGTTTATATTATATTCTAAAGATATTGGTAGTGTTTTAAGAAATTCTTTCCACATATACACTTCATCTCCTTTTTGAATCCATATTCTAAAAGAAAGTTCATTAGCCTGTATAAGATGTATACTGTGAGATCCTCCTAATACATCTTGGCCTACAATATAATGCATAGCTCCAGACTTATAGTCTGAGCCAATTGAGATTTTTCTGATATCCATTTCATTTAATTTTAATTTATTTTTATGCTGGTATTTGTACGAATGTTATACTTACATTATTTACTACACTAAAGATTACTGCAAAGTTATACCTTTGAGTAACTATTATTTGATCACCTGCAGCCATGTTTAAATCAGCTGGTACAGCGGTTAAAACAAAATCCCTACATTGAGCTACTGCAGTAGTAGGGAATGGTGCTGAAAAAGTGTCTGTAGCTGTAGCCACAAGAACTGGTACTATAGCACTGCATGGTGAAACCTTCCATAATTCTGTAACATAAATTCCAGGAGTTGTAGTTGTTGTAACTATTTTTGCACTACAAAACTGTTGCGAATCAAAACCACACCCTGCTGGAATATTACTATTTGTATGAACAACAGCCCCTTGCAATTCATCATAAGACCAAGTTCCTGTTGATGGAGCAGAAGTAGATACAGGTTGTAATCCTGATGGATCAAAACTTGCATTAACTTTTACAGCCCCAGGTAATGCAAAATAAGATGTTCCTGCTGTAATTTTTTGTCCGTAAAATCTGTTATCTATCTGAAATGTTTGTTTTGGTGCTGACCAAGTTCCATCTCCTGCCAAATAAGTTGTAAGAGTACCTCCAGTTGGTACATGACCTACATTATTTGCTCCTGCGTATTCTTTAGAAGTGACTACAACTGCTCCTGAAGTAGGAGCTATAGTAATCGGTGATCCTGTTGATGCTGATGGTGCACCTGCAGTTACAGAAGTAACATCTTGCACAGCCCAAGTACCATCTCCACGTAAACTTCTATTTGGATCTCCAAGCCCTCCTGTTGGAACATGTCCTACGTTTGTGCCTCCAGTATAAGCATAAGAAGATATAGTTATAGCACCTGTTGCTGCCGAAAGATCCATAGGTAATCCTGTTGATGGTGCATATGCAGCGGTTAAACTTGTAACCCCTGAACCACCTGGAGGGATAGCCCAACTTCCATCGCCTCTTAAAAATGTTGTCGCTCCTCCGCCTCTCGGAACAAATCCTTCATTTGTAAATCCATTATATCTCTGAGGAGTTACAAGTACCGCACCTGTAGTAGGTGTTATTACTAAAGGATTTCCTGTTGAAACCGCTACTGCTGTTGTGCTTACAGAAGTAACTGCTCCACCACCAGCTGCTGCAGTCCAGTTACCAGCTCCATTTAAGAAAAGAAGAGGATCATTATTTCCTCCTGCAGGAACATAACCTACATTATTACCTCCTGCGTATTCATGAGACGTAAGTACAATAGCACCTGTAGTTGAACTTAGACTTAATGGAGCTCCTATAGATGGTGCAATTACAGGAGTTAAACTTGACACCCCAGCTGCTGGAGCGTTATTCCATTCTAATGCAGTACCTGCAGCATTAATAGTTAACACTTGATTAGCCAAACCTACTGAACCACCACCATCCTGTATAAGACCTGGAATAACAGTAGGTGCTGTTAAGCTTATTCCTGCCCCTGATAAAACTATACTTGTAGTTGCTGTTGCTCCTACAGTTAATACATCCTGCAGATTACAACAAGCATTATTTACCCAAGATAATCCAGATCCATTTATACTTAGATATTGTCCTATCGCACCTGCAGATCCTGATGAATCAATTATAGTTCCCGTAGTAAGAGATCCTGTAATACTTATATTTGCATTAGCTCCTGTAGCAACATTCCCTAAATCTAAAACTTGTTGTAAATTATTTCCTCCGCCTGACGCAGCAGCAGCCCAAAGAACTCCTGTACCCGTAGAGGTTAATACTTGCCCCGCAGTACCTATACTTGTTCCATCCCATAAAGTTCCAGTTAATGCAATACCAGATGTTGTAGCAGTATTACCATTCATACTAAAGGTATTATTACCGTACCATTCATTACTGCCTGAAGAAGAAATACTAACAGTAGTACCTAAAGAAATTACTGATGTTCCAGTAAATGTCATCCCTGTACTAATAGAAGTGTTTCCTGCATTTAAAACCTCTTGTAAAGTGTTAGAAGATCCAGGAGGTTTTGTGTTTGACCATGCAACCCCAAGACCTGGGCCTTGTGATGTTAACCACTGCCCTGCTACTCCTATTGATCCTGTAGAATCATTAATTTGTCCTGTAGCGTTAAAAGATAATTCTGTTCCATTAATATTTGTTATACCTGTAAATGTACTTGTTCCTGAATTTGTTAAAGTTGAGGGTGCAAGAATATCTATTCCTCCACCTGCAAATGCAGAAACAATCAGCTTTGAGCCCTGAATAAAAGCATCCACCGAAGTTGCAGGATCTATTACTAAAGTTTCCTCCCAACCACAGCATGCTTTTGTACCAGGAGTAATCCAAGCTAAACCTGTTCCTGTAGAGCTTAGTATTTGACCTGCTGTTCCTGTAGATCCTGCAGCTGTAATAGTAGTAGGAGCTGCAGTCCCAATAATAGTCATATTACCTGTAAGGTTTATATTTTGAACAGCCGTATTTCCTGTGTCTAAAACGGATTGTAAATCTTGAAGAACACCACCTCCCCCAACAATAGAACTAACTAAAAAAGTTACAGTTTTATTATTATCACTAACGTCAGTTGCTATTAATAAATCACTTGCTGCTGGTGTTACCGTAGGGTATACGGTAGTGTTTTCAATTTTTGCCATATCTATGCTATTTCTACTATTCTATATTGTATATTTATAACTACATTACTATTTCCTGCAGTAGGATTAGCTCCTTGAGCCATAAATAGTAAAGGTTGATTATCATCTATATTACCAGCTCCAACAAATGGATATGTCATTTGACCATAGCCAGTGTATTGGGAAACTTGGTTAAAAATTCCAAAAGGTATTTCTGCAAAAAAAGTGCTGTCATATCTAATTCTTGGATTTGATCCCCCAAAATTATAAGCTGCTGGAACTGCAGCATCCGCAAGATTCCTTACGATTGGAATTCCAAATGGTACAATATATTTATTAAGCCCTTGAGCTGGGACTAATACAACAGGGTTCGTAAAAGAATTTAATATATCAAAAGGTGTTAAAGTAATCTGTGCAACAGAAGTTCCTAAAGCCTGACCTACTCCCTCTATAGTACAAGTCTTAGTAGAATCCTTGTCATCAACATCCGTTAATACAACGAAATCATTTGGAGTCGGTAATATTTTAGGGTATGCTGTAGTATTACTTATCTTTGCCATCTTTTTCTTTTTCTTTTTTTGTTATCTCTCCTGTCTCCATATTTATTACAGAGTCATTTCCATAAGCTTCCATTAGATCTTTTTCTAAAGACTGGAATTCTCTTTTTAATTGTTCTACTCTCAAACAAATCCCATGCTTTTGTAATTCTAAATCACCTAAGTTTGTTTTTAATTTGTTAAACTCTTCCGTAAGAGTTTGTAATGTTGTTAATTCTTGATCTGAAATCTTTTTCATTTGAATAAATTTAATTGGTTATTAATTTTATACAAAGATAACAAAAGTTATGGAATGTTTTTTATTTATTCTCTTTACTGCTTCCTCCAAAGAAAAAGTCAACTATAGTATTTACTTTAGCCGACATTGCTCCGAATACCGTAGATATAAAACCTATCTCATATTCAGACAAAACAACTTCGTGCAGAACGAAGTATTTAAACATAGTGTATGTAAGTAGAAAATAAGCTATAGTAAATAATGAAGCTAATATTTTCTGAATGAAAGCATCGTCTTTATATAATGACCTTGCGTCTTTACGATCTTCTACCTCTTTATTGAAAGCCTCTCTTTCAGCATCCAACATTATTTTTTTTATAGCAAGTTTAGCTTGATCACGCTCTTCATCTGTTGTAATGATTTCATCTAATATTCCCTCAGCATTCTCAACAACCTTTCCAAAAAGACCTCCTAATAAATTTTTTATCATCGTCTTGATTTTTTTCCTACACACTTCCATCTCTTACGAGATAAGTTGTTTGGAGTATTAGGATCATTTCTTTTTCCAATAGGTAATCCCATTTTTATCCCATAACTTCTTGCACAATATGCATCACCTTTAGAGGTGCCAGGCTTTACTCTTGGGCCTCCACCCTTAGCTTTACCAGCTTGACCATAACTAATCTTCCTGCCACTTGCAGTAATTTTTACTTTAGCTTTCCCTTTTCTTGGTCTTGCCATTATTTTTTCTTAGGTAATGATTTAATCTTTCCGTTTTCTGTTCTTGCGTATCTGTGAGTTTTAGTTTCTTTACTCGGTATTAGTGTACCACAGTATTTTCCTTTACCGTACTCCCAACATATTTTTTTCCCTGTTCTTCCTTTCTTTGCCATTATGCGTATAACCAAATTGCGTCAGACTTAGCCTGATCGTTGTCCACATGTATGAAGGTCTTTGAAATCCCCAAACGAGTAAACCCGACATTAACTAATGCCCTTACCATTATAGATCTTTTTGCTGAGTTTCCACAAGCAATATCAGCAGCACATCCTTTTAAGTGTGCACTATTAGGACTTGCTTGATATCCTCTTTTTATTAAATCTTTATTGTATGCTTCTGTTCTGAATCCTGATGTTATTTTGAAAGGTATACCCGATTCTTCTCTGGCAAAGTCTAACATCTCTAAAAAGTCATGTCTCATATTTTTCCCTGAACCAGGTTCATCAGGAGAATCAAACTCGCTGTAGGTAAAATATTTCATGATTACTTTTTCTTTTTTATAAACTTATAAATTGTAAATGCAATAGCAAGTGAAAGCGAAACAAACTGAAGTATTTCGTTAGCCTGCATTAATGTTAATCCCAAAGCTCCTCCGTTGGCAGCTACTACTTCTACTGTGTCTTTCATTTCTACATTCATTTTTTTAAATTATAAGTACATGTTTTTACGTATACTATTTTCCCTGTTGAAGTTGATGTTTGAGTCCAGTTCATTTTACAAAGATATAAAATTTATGATAATGATTTTGCTTTCTTAATTTTACCTGCAGTTTTAATTGTTTTAGCAACATTGATTAATCCTTTTGCTTTTGCTGCAGCAGACAATCCCCCTACTAAAGCACCTCCTGCAACCAGACTAAATCCCTGACTAATTGGATCTTTTCCTGCTAATACCTGATTACCAGTCTTTTTAACAAGATCTAAATTAGGATTAGTAGCTTTATTGTGTTTTGTAGGATTACCAAACTTATCAACCATTCTTTTTTTATTTTTAACTGTATTACGATGATTTTTGTTTGTCTTATTATTGCCCTTAGTTTGTTGATTGGCCCACTTTTTCTTTAGTTGACTTTTAGTCCTTTCCTGTTTCCATGTAGCCATCTGCTCCTTTCTTTGGGCAGGAGTCATGTCTTTTAAATTAACAGCGTTTGTTTTTTTCTTATCTGGCATAATTTTTTTTTAAGGTGTATCTGCTACTATATTAGTTCCAGCCATATTAACCATAGTTAAATCAATAGATCCTTTTGAATCAACAATTGTTGGGAATGTTGATGGTCCTGGAGGAGTGTGATTATCTCCCATCTCCCACCAGTGTGTTAGTAATCCATAAAAAGAAAGGCTGCTCATGCAGTCTGTTTGCGATTGTCCTATTGCCATAACTTGTTGTATTTCGGCTGCAGTTAAAGCTTTATTCCAAATAGTAAAATCATCTAAGTTTCCTTGAAGTGATTCAGTAGTAGGACTTGATTGTCTTCTCCCAAAATATAAATTATCACCAGCAGGGAAATTCATATCATTAGTAGCTACAGGAAATGGTCCTGATTTAGATCCTACAGATATTCCATTTTGGAACCACTCACCAGTCATATCAAATGGATCACTTTCTCTATCCGCAACATAAGCATAATGAATCCATGTATTAGCAGGAGGGTTTATAACTCCAGTACCATCATTCCAAGTATTTCCTCCTGCACTAATATTTGTCATATTGAACTGAATTCCTGATCCATTAGTTAATAAATACATTTGCATTTTTGGATCATTACCTGCTCCCCAACTAATTATACCTCTTGGATTACCAGTAGTTACACTGTCAAACTTTACCCAAAATGCAATAGTAAAGTTCTCTTCTCCATTTACTCCTACAGATAATGCACTTGTATTGTTATTCAACCACTCATTAGCAACTCCTTGTACAGAATTTATAAAATCACAGGAATATACATTAGGACATGATTGACCGCAAGCAGCTTGACAAAGAGCTAAACTACTATATGTTCCACTACCATCTCCTGGATCTGTACAGCCTGCTGCTCCACAATTCCATGAAGGTGTTACTGGAGGAGTGCCTCCACAGCAATTACTTTTAAATACTCTTCCCGCTATGCCTGCTCCTATTCCTGTTGGCATATTACCAGAGTGCTATAATGTCTTCAGCTGTAGTAAAAGCAGCTACTCTTACAACTTGAGTTGGCATCCAGCAGCCTGATGAAATGTTTTTGAAATTAGTTTCAAAATTTGCTGGTGTTGCTGCAAAACTCGTATTACCATTTTTTTCAGCCATCTGTACCACAACATCACCACCTGTACCTACAAATAAAATACATCCTACAGTAGCTTTAGTATAAATGGTATACTCATCAGCAGCACCACCTGCTGTACCAGAGCTAAGAGTAAGTTGAGTGTCACTAACCACCTTAACAACGTAATAAGCTT